CTTAATTGTATTTTTATCTCTAAAATATTTCCAGTTCCAGTAGATGGTAAAAAAGCATCTAATGCTTGTAGTTTAAAATCTCTATTAAATCTTAATGTTGAGTAGTCTGTTGCAGTAACACTTCCTAAATTAACGCTGAATAAATCTGTTTTACTTCTATTTATATCAAATCCAGTACCGCTAAAAGTTAAATTATTATATCTATATCCATTCCACAAAGGAATCTCATTAAAATTAGGAGTAAATAATGTACTTGTATCTGAATTATTAGAATATTGTAAAAACGGTAAATTAAAAGTTTGTAGTCTATCATAATTAGCTTTTACTTGTTTTAATATTGGTAAATAATTAAAGTCTGCACCTCCTAATCTTTTATAATTTGTTCCCTCTTGTACTACTGCCGATGTAGAGCCTGAACTATCTGGAGAGCCAGTTGCATCATTACCAACATTATAAGTTCTAAAAAAATGAGTGTTACCAGTAGTCCAATTATCATAATAATTAACTTGTACAAATACCCAAGAGCCATTAGAAAAGAAAACCCTCATTCCAAAAGTTTTACAAATAGAATCTAATAGCTCAAAAGTAGTAGCGTATTCTTTTATCCCATCATTCCCTAACTCTACAAAAGCCATAAAATTAAAACGAGAGTAAACTAACGGATCTCTGTCTGCTTGATGAGTCATTGTATCAGTAGTCCAGTCTACAAATGTTCTCATAAATCTTCCTGGACTAACACCAGTAAAAAAAGTGTCTGTATTTATTTGATTTATAAATGAATATCTAAAGTATTGTAAGCAAGTATATGTTGAGGGATCATTATATCCAACCCCCTCATTAAATTTTATGTCTTGTAAATTAGATAATCCACAAACTGCCGTTAAACTAAACTCTCTAGGATAAGCAACGTCTTGCTCTGGACTAATATCATTTAATAAATTACCGCACCAAAACAAAGAATAAGTTGTGTCATCATCTGAACGATATACTCCTATTTGCCATCTTCCATAAATACTAGACTTTATGTCATTTATAAGCGATTGTTGAGCGTTTGATGTAATAAGCATATCAAAGACTAACTGACTAGGAATTAATCCCGTAAATCTATCCTCGTCATCTGTTTGATATGTTAAATCAAATCCTTTAGAGGTTAAAGATGGAGAATAATAAGTGTTATTAGTTGCTTCGTTATCATAAATATCTAATCTATAATAAACCCCACTATCACTTTTAAAACTACATTCAAATTTTTTCTCTCTTGCCATTAGTAACCTCTTGTTCTGTTTCTGTTGTTTTTAGCTCTATCACTACTCAATAAAATATCTGATCCTTTTATTGTTCCGAATACTTGAACATTACCTCCTCCACTATCTCCAATAATACCTTTTAATTTATCTAATGGAGCTATAACTTCAGGATTAGACATTGATGTTCCTGGACCTTCTCCGACCATTCCGATGGTACTTCCAGTTACCAATCCACCATCTGCGAAAGCTGGTATTAAACTATTAAAAGCAGTCTTTGCTAAACCTCCAGCCAGTCCAGCAACTACTGGAATTAGAGCTGGATTTAATGCGAATACTGGATTTTTTAAAGCCATAGAAACAGCAGAAGCTACACCCTCTGCAATTAAAGCTCCGATTGCTGACTTTGCCGCTGACTTTGCTGATTCTGCAAAACTAGCAAAACTATCAGCTCCAGCCATTAAAACATTTCCTAAAGTTTCTCCCATTTTTTCTAACGAAATATTTAATTCCATTACTAAATCCATTAAAGATATAATACTATTATCTAAATCTTCAGGCATTTCAACTTTTTCTAAAGTTGCTGGCAAGTCTGTTTTTTTAGTTCCTTTAGATTCTAATGGAGTAAATGTTTCTTTTTTTCCTCCTCCAGATCCTAATCCTATTCCCTTATTAAATTTAGATATTAAAGGTAATACTTTCTCTAATGTGTTTTTTATTGAAGTTCCAAAGTCATTAAACTCATTTTCGTATTCTTTAGTTTCAACTTTTAAATCTTCTAATCCATCTTTAATTAAATCAAATGGATTCTGTATTGGATCTTTACCTATTAAAGTTCTTAATTTATTAAATGCTATTACTATTGCATTAAATGGATTAATGTCTATAAAAAATTGAAGCATATCAATAAGAGCATTTTTCCACCAGCTAATGTCGCTAAATCGTTCTTTTAATGCTTCCCAGTTATCAGTAATAAATACAATAGCAGCCGCTAAAGCCGTAACTGCTGCAACAGTTGCTAATACTGGAGCAGATATTCCAGCTATTGCAACGGCAATACTTCCTAAAACTATTAATAATGGTCCTAAAGTTGCAGTTAATAAAGCTATTCCAATAATTATTTCTTGAGTCTTAGAATCTAAATTACTAAAACCATTTAAAAATGACATTAATTTTTCTCCTAAACGAATTATAATAGGTATAAGTTTTTCTCCAATTTCTTCTGCAATATCTCCTAGTCTATTTTGCATTTGTACTAATGGACCTAAACCCTCTTTAGATACTGCTTCAGCTTGACCTCCAAAAGCAGTAGATAGAGCATTAACTGCACTATTTAATCTTTCAACAGTTCCAACTTCTCCCTCTATTTGTATCCCATATCTACTTAAAGCATTAGTACTAGATCCAACACTTTTAGCAACTAGTTTAGCTGCATCTCCTAATCCTACTCCTTGAGCAGTTGCAAAGTCTTGAATTAATGGAGTTAATCTTAAAATAGCTTCTTCATTAAGTCCTAGTTGAGCTAGAAACCCTTGAGCTTCCATTGTAGCCTCATCTCCAAATAAAGTTACCTTTTGTAATTCTTGAGCTTGGTTTTTTAGATTTTTAAAAGCCTCTTCGTTTCCTTTTAATGAAGTTCTTAGTTTTGTTTCTGCTTTTATTTGCTCGTCAAAAGCTTTAATAGCTACTGCACCAAAAGCTATTACTGGAAGAGTTAAACTCCTAGTCATTGTTTGTCCAGTTCTTTGCATACTTGCTCCAAACTTTTTAAGACTTCTAGTAGCCTTTTTTAAGCTGCTCTGAAATTGTTTATCGTTTAAAGATAGTTTTACGCTTAAATTCTTTTCAGCCATTTTTTTTATTTATTAAATCGTATTTTTTAGCTATATATTCAGCTCGCTTTTTTTGTTTCTCAACATCTTTAATCTCTTGTCCTTTCTCCCATTCAAACTTAACTAGTTTTTCTGGAGTTAAATTTTGTCCTTTTTTAGTATGCGGCTGCAACATTAAACAAGCCAACCATCTTACTCTTTCCCATTCCCTCTTTTCTTTTGATTCAATTACATCATTACGACCTTTTTGAATTAAAAAAAATTCGTGAAATGTTAAATTCCAAAATTCATTAGGCAACAATCCAAGCCCATAACCAACAGACTCTAATGTGTCCCAGTCTATTTCTTTGCCGCTTTCTTCTTCTTTGCGGCTTTCACGTTTCCCTCGTTTCCAAGTTTAGCACTAAATTGAGTAGAAAATACCTCTAACACTTTATTTAAAGCATCAAAATCTTCATCTAATAAGTCTGCTACACTTTCAACTGTTAAAGAACATTCTTGTCCACTTACTCTTGATCCGTCTTTTATTCCGTTTAGAATCAAATAACAAGCATCATCTAAACTCATTGATTCTCCTAATTTATCTAAATCACTTAATGCTCTATCTGTATCTTTACAGAACATTCTTAAAGCATTCATTCCAAATCTTACTGGATAATCCTTTCCGTTTATTATTACTATTTCGTACATTTTTATCGTTTTTTTTTATCGTTAACATTTAATTAAAGTTGAAGAGGAGGAGCATTAGCTCCAACCTCGACAACGATAAAATCATTATACTGCAGTCTTAGTTAAAACTCCAGTACCCTCTATTGAACAAGAGTAAGTTGGAGCATCTTCTGTACCTCCAGAAATCTCTAAAGAAGTAATAAAACCATCTCCAGTAATTGTATAACCAGCTGGAGTAGCTAGAGCAAAAGTAAAATCTACTGCCGTTCTATCCAACATCTGGTCGAATAATTCAGCTACGTCAGTATCTCCAGCAGTTGCTTCAAAGTCCATAAGACCATCAGCACTTAAAGAAAAACTTTTAGTACCTCCTAAAAGCTCTCTGAAACCAGCAGAGTCTTTAGTTGTTATGTCTATTGTATCAACATTTATAGATAATGATACATTTTGCGAATGCATTAGCTTCGCTTCAGCACCTCCACTACTAGGAGATACTTTTAATATTAAATCTGTTCCGTTAAAAATTGCCATTTTATTATATATTAATTAATTAATTATTGATTGTATCTAAAGGAGTATCTTCGTTTTTCTCCTTTTTAGATTGCTTTTTTTTATTATCTATTGCGTTATTATGCTTTAAAAAGTTATAAACTGCTCTTACAACATTATAAGATTCTCCCTCTTCATATTGTACTTCTCTGCATTCTATATTTTTTTTAATCTTTACTTTATAAGTATCCATAAATTTATCTATTTATATTAAATCTGTAATCATGAGCTATTTGATAAATTCCATTAGTTCCACTTGTATCATCAAAAGACTCAACAGAATTTTCAAAAAATATCTTATCTACTACTACTCCATCATAAGTACCGCTTACATAATCTAAAGCAGTTCTAACAAAATTAGACAAAGTAATTAAATCACTATATTTAGAATGTACTAAAGTAATCTGAACGCTAACATAATCATAAGTAGATACTCCGTTTTTAGTCATATTGGGAATATCGCTGACAACTTGGTAAACTATAAAAGGAAGAGTAGGATCATTTTGACTAAACTTAAATCTAGCTGGAAATATTCTAGTAATACCTCCAGTTGTAACTAAAGGAGCTACATCAGAATCATTACTTAAAATATTATATATTGCTTTTCCTACTTCCATTATTTATTAAATCGTTTTTCAATTAATGCTTTTAATTGATTAGTTACATCATTTAATGCTTGTTTACCCTTACTTCTTGCAGCATCATCTAACATTCTTAAACCAGCTACACCTCTAAAACCATACTCTAAAAAGTAAAAATAAAAACCAGTCTTATTTTCATTTGCAAAAGCCCCCTTTACTCTTGGTCCTATATAAACACTAGGAGCAACTCCTCTTCTGTTTTTTCCATTTATTATAGCTAAAGACTTTCTTAATTGTCCACTATCTTTAGGAACTAAACCTTTTAACTCTGATAAGATTGGCTTTGCTGCTTTTCTCATTGCTTGTCTTAAAAGAGTTTTGTTTTTAGAATCAGACATATTTAAAGACTCTAAATTTTTAGCTATTTCAGCAAGTTCTTTTTTATCTATTGTTAGACCTACATTCATTAGCTTGAGAATATATCTTTTAAATCTTTCTTAACTATTGTTAAAAGCATCTTATCCTTTCTTCCTATTTCTTTTATTCCTAAAATAGCAAATTCATCATCTCCATTAGTTAAATAAAAATCTGGACTTGTTCCTATTGCAGTCCTATATCTAATTAAACATTCAACCATCTGCTCCCCTACAAATACATCTGATTCATAGCTAGTCTTACCAGCTTTAAAATTAAAATCAGCGTAAATAGTTACACTTGTAGGAGTACCAGCTATTCGCTCTCCATAAGCATTAGTTGTAAATGTTTGATTAAATAAAGTTAATTTTCTATCTAACTTTCCAAATATCATAACTCTAAAAATCTGTAAGGAGTTAACATATATTCAACCATTAAAGGTAATTCTGCAACTTGTGTACCTAAAACAACATCTTGTCTTTGTTCGTAATATCTTCCAACTATAATTAACATTGCTTGTTTAATAGCATCCTCAACTTCGTTAGCACTTCTACCAACTACAAATTCAATTTCTACTGCGTTTGGTCTTTCGTAAGTATCTGGAAAAGTACCATTATTACTTTCATATATTCTTCCTGGCTTTATCTTATTGTCTAAATCATAATTAGAATTTGCTAAAGTTTGTAAAACATTATTATTATCATAATACTTTACATGAGTAACACTTTGCACTATTCCAACTTGCAAATCAATATAAGGAGGAAAAACATCAAAGTAAAGATTATAAGTCTGACTTATTAATCTTCTTCTTGTAAACTCTTCAACTTGATTAGTAGCAACTCCTATTAATGCAGTTATATAATCATTGTCATCATCATAATCAGAATCAACTCTTAAATGTTGTTTAGCTTCAGCTAATGTAATAGCAGTATCAGTTGGAGAAGTTTTTAAAACTAGCTTTCCATAATTTACATATCCATC